AAAAAATTATGAGGAAGAGGATGAAAACTCCAGCATGACGCTGGCAAATCGGTTGCGTTTAGCGTTTAAAGATCTAAATCCCGATACAATTTGTGGCAAATTTCCTTTGGCTGAACTTCCCCTCAAAAGACGCTTGCGTTGCGTGGCAGAATACCTAATTCGTTCTGGTGAATTTGATAAATTAAAAGACGAACATGGTAAGCTCATCAAAAAACGCGGCAATCTTGGCAAGATGGTTGTCATTTACCAGCCTTTGCCTAAACTGTTGGAATCATTGACACGTCAGGGATTAATTGAAAAATGAATCGACGCGAAAAACTTATTGCTTCCGTGATTGGTCCAGAGATGGACAAGACAAGCGCCAGGATGCTCTCGGCTACACTCAAGCTGATCCTTGGTGATATGGGCCAGCACTACTGCAAGATGTGGGAGGCAGAAGGCCCTGGCGTTATGGTATTTCAGCCAGAAGACAAAGAACGCTCCATGTTCTTTTGGACCCTGGAAGAGATTCATTCGGCACAAGAAAAGTGCGAAAACGAAAACAATGGAGATCTTGCGGAAAGTTTCAGGCGGATTCTAGAGGCAGCGCAGAAGATTGATCCAACAGAAAAAGCTGGATACGTCATCAATGACAAAGAAGGCATCCGTTATCTAGAAATTGATTACAACAAGGCATCAGAACAGAAATGAGCATTACATCCCCCGGATACAAAAAAGAAGATCTTGAACTGATTACCAATTACGATCTGGTATCTGCGGCACATGCTCTTCTTGATGGTATTCAACTTGATGTTGCAAGCTCAATTACGGCAAATTCTTTTGTAGAGGCAGAGCATTTCTACACGCCAACGCAAGATGGCTTGAATTGTCAGCAATGGTTTGGCCGTGTCTATCTATTTCCTCCTAGTGGTGCTTACTTCTGGGAGGCAAAGAACCAACGGTGGAAGATGACCAGGGCAACATCTAAGACTTTGCGTTCATCTCATGCTGTCTGGTTTGAGAAACTTTACAAATCCTGGCTTGCTGGAGAGATTGAGCAGGGTCTTTACTTTTCAAACTGTCCAGACATGTTCCGGTACGATCAGCGGATCTTTGATTTCCCGATTTGTATTTTAAAAACGGCACCTACTTTAAAGAAAAATACCAGCAGTGGAGTGTCAAGTCATAAAACCTGCACATCATTTTTAGTGTACCTTCAGCCCCAGGATCGCGTCGCGTCTGCGACTGAACGTTTCATCGATATTTACTCGGAAAAAGGTCGCATTCTCACTTGAATTCTGTATAGTGATATCGATTGAGTCATGTCATGAGCGTATTAGCTGACTGGGAAATTCGGGAGCTGGCCGAAAAAAAAGAGATGATTGCACCGTTTGTGGATCATTTGGTCAGCAAAGAAAATGGCCGTAAACTTCTCAGTTATGGTCTCAGCTCATACGGTTACGACATCAGGCTTTCTCCAGAACAGTGCTTGATTTTTGGTAAAGTTCAAGCTGGAGATTGCGATCCAAAGAACTTTGATCCTGATATCTTAAAGCCTGCGGATCTCTTAGAAGATGAGCGAGGGCAGTATTTCTTGTTGCCTCCGTATGGCTACTGCCTGGGCGTTGCACAAGAACGTCTTAAGCTTCCTGGTGATGTGACGGTTGTTGCAGTTGGCAAATCCACGTATGCGCGTTCGGGAATCCTAGTTAATATCACGCCAGCCGAAAGTGGTTGGGAAGGTTACCTGACGCTTGAAATCAGTAACTGCACAGGGCTTTTCAATCGCATCTACGCGAATGAAGGGATTACTCAACTGCTTTTCTATCGTGGTAATCCTTGCGAGGTAACGTACCAGGACCGGAAGGGAAAGTATCAAAACCAAAAAAGAGAAGTTGTATTTTCTCGCGCTTAACCAAAAGGTTTACCGAATTGTCCCTGCGGTTTATTTGCGTAGTTAGTTCCTCCTCCTCGACCAAAGCGTTCGCCAAGGTTGGGGAGGATTGTTCCAGCGTTGCTCAAAGCTGATCGTGGTGTTTTACCGCGAATTTGTGGGTCTTCAATATCTTTTCTTTGCTTAAAAGCTGCAGCACTTTTTGCTGCTTTTGTGAATCTAGCAACGCGTTCTTGTTGATTATTTAAAGAAGCTGCTGCAGATCTTTCTTCTGGATCTAAACGGCGCAAATCAGTATCGTACGCCTGTTCAGGACGAAGATCTGAAACCTCCGCTCCAGAGGTTCCACCGGACCTTTGCCCTGTTTCGTATAAAGGACTGTATATACTTGCCATGATAATATTGTAAATGAGATAACTTTATGTCTATATCAATGCATACCGCAGCCGGTTTCTTAGATAGCTTTGTTCAAGACGAGTTGAAGTGCCGTTGTTTGACGGAAGAAGATTTTGGTGCGCCGCTCGATAATGAAGAAAATGATGTACCCTTATATGATATGTACAACCGAGGGTTGACTTTATGCGAGCAAGGGCTGGAGCGGAATCCATTGAATCTCGAGGGGCAACGACCTGGAACGACTGGTTTGATCCCATCGATGGAACAGGGGTTAGCAATGGGGGCATCTCCAAAACCAAAGACACTGATTCTGGAATTGGAAGGACCGGAAGAGGAGGAGAAAATGCTGTCAGCCAAACGCCGGGGCCTGATGCGCTGATTGAATGTAAGGATGGTGTGTGCCCTGTACCCTGGGCAGTAAAAGAAGAAGCTCCGGTTATTGTTCCAGATACCGTTAACCACCCTTCTCATTACACCGATGGCGGCATCGAATGTATTGAAGCTTTAGAAGCACAACTGACCAACGATGAATATCGTGGTTATCTCAAAGGCAATATCGCTAAATATATTTGGCGCGAACGCATGAAAGGCTCCACCGAGTCGCTTAAGAAAGCGCAGTGGTACTTGGAGCGTTTAATTCAACTTGACGAAGCTCAAAACGGTTGAAGCTCGTCATCATCATCCTCGTCGTCGCAAATAAATGCGGCGGCGAGTTCTGCTAATTCTAGATCGGTGGGAATATCAAAGTCGATAGAAATGTTCTCGTCGGCCAAGATGTCCTTAATCGCAAACCATTCCATCAGCCGCTGATGGTATAAGTTCAGCAGTGCGGCATATAGCTGCTCCCATGTCATTTCTTGAGCTTCTAGTTCAGCCCTACGCATGGAGAACTGAAGTTCGAGAGGAAGCTCAAACTGCCGCGATTCCACCGACTTTTCCATGGCATCCACGATTTCTATTAGTTTATTCTACGACCAAGCATTAATCAATCCGTCCTGCTCCAGGAGGTCATCAATCCAGCTGGTGCGATCTAAATTAAAAGAATTTGCAAAGGATGTAAGAACATACGGATTGATCAGTGCCTCTAGATCTTTGATGGCATCAATCTCCTGCTGGGAGCCAGTGTAGTTCCTGAACGCCTTCAGGAGGATGTTGGGGGAGCACTCCTGGATTGGATTGATATCGTACAGAAAGAGGCTGATCTCTTCCTTGCGACGGTTCAGGAGACCTCCTGTTGCATTGCCCTCATGGTCAAAGATCCATTGCATCATGCAATCCACGACTGCTGACCATTCCTCGTTTTCAATGTCATCCAGAATCTCGCTGTAACGAAATGGTTCCCAGCCAACGGAATGAATAAAGGAAAGCAGCGCCTGGTTCATGTAGGAGTCAAGCTTTACATTCTCTTTCTCCAAGAGAGCATCGATGACTTCTAATTCATGGAGCAGGTACTCCAGTGCTTTTTGTTCTGTGCAGCAATGGTTCTTAAGTACAGGACTACCATCTGGGTAATACTGACTACCAAAACCAAAAGTAAAAGGCGCACCTCCGGTCGCGGGATCGGGGTACGCCTTCTCGTTAAAGCCTTCGTATTTACGAATTAGCTCAACGGCAGAACGATAATCCTTCATGGAGATATTTAACAATATCTCCAATCATACATAAATTATTTACCTTGACCACGAGACAATTTACGTCCATGGTTTGCTTTCGAATGTTTTCCATCGCCCTGTCTGGTCAGTTTAGGCTTGGACTCAATTTTGATAGATGCGCTTGATTTAGGTTTGGCCATGACAAGAATGAATTGTCCTTACCACTTTACCTTGTGCGACCAGTATCTGGCAGACATGATGTCAGGATTTGCATCTTGAGCATTATGCCTCGCATAATAAGACCGTTTTCTTGCTTTATCTTTTTCTGTTTTAGGGTTTTTACCCGCACCTTCTACACCCTGCTGGCCAAAACGGATGATTTTTTCTTTGCCGTCTTTACATGCTTTTACAACATGTGACTTTGTAGGGTGACCAGGGGTTTTCCTTGGTTTGTTGCATGCCATTTTGTCCTTGGCAAGCTTAGCGACAGACGCTGCTTTTTTCCTTTTATCTGACATCAATTAAATCCTTTAAATAAAGAAGTAAAATCTTTTAAAAATGAAGTTGCTGCAGCGCTTTTTTCCGGCAACTCTTCCTCTTCATCTTCAAATATTTTAAAATAAGAAGATTGTGAAGCGGCTTTTTGCTCCTCTTCTTCTGGGTCTTTAATAAAAGCTGCTCCACCAATACTACTATCATCTTCAAACAAACTACCAACAGTTACAAAAGCGGCAAACGGATTGTCCATATCTCCTAAAGAAGACTCTAAACCTTGTCCTGAGCTGAGTTTACTAATCACCTGTTGCTCTGTTCTGTCCACATCTGGAAAAAATTCATTATAAAAATCATCTTCTGTTCCGCCGTAACCAGCGTTTTTAAAAACATCATACAAAAATGTTGTTTCTCCTGTTTCTGTTTTTACATCTGTAGGTCTTTCAATGTAACTTACTCCTAGTGTTTTTTGGTTTAATTCTTCTTGGTTCTCGTTTAAATACTTGATACTTTCACGAATATTTTTTGCTTCTTCTGTTCTTAGTTGTTCAATTAAATATTCTTTAACTTGTTCAATAGTTGCGTCTGTGCCTTCCAAGCCAATTGATTGTAGTATTTTGTCCCACTCTTCTTTATTTTCTTCTGGGCTAACAGAACCTAAAACTGCATCTGCAAATTCTTCAGGTGTTACAAATTTCATGAAACCAGCGCCACCATAAAATTCTTTTCTTGCGGCCATCTCTACGCCAAAGTCTTTAATTTTTTGTGCCAGCTCATCGTATGGCAAGATGTCTTGTGCTGGATCTAAAAGAATAGACTTTCCTGTGCTTGGATCTTTTACCGCTCCAGTGCTTCCTTTTGCCTGATAATGCAATTTAGCAAAAACTTTTGGATCTGTTTTATATGTCCCTTCATAACCATAAATGTATGCTTGTGTTGCCCAATCAATCCCGTCGCTTCCTACAATTCCTTTTTTTGCATTTTCAAAATCTGCTGCAATTAGTTCTTTTTGGTATTGATATTGACCTAACTTTGTACTACCAACTTGCTTGGTATTGTTAGTAACCGGATCAAGGTAAAAAGCAGGATCAAATCTTGACATTGCTTTTTCTGACGATTGCATTAAATCTAAAAATGTTCTTGTTCTTAAATCAGCAATTTGTTTTATTTTATTAATTGTTGTTTGAGACTGAAAAACGTTTTGCTCTTCTTCTTTTACATCTAAGTAACTAACAAACTCATCCATTGATTTAGATTGATCAAATCGTGGCTTAAGATAATCATCAACAAAACTTTTAACAAAAGCTTGGTTTGACTCTTTATCGATATACATCATTATTTTTTTAAAATCTTCAATATCATTAACATTTAATACTCTTGTGCCTTCTTTATACTTTTCAGCAATTTCTAAATAAATAGGCTTGACGGAAGCTTTATCTTTGTTATAAATATCGATGTCTTCTTGTGCAATTTTTTGCAAACTTTTTAGTTCATCAGTGGAAAAAACCCGTCCTTCTATTTCGTAATTTTCATATTTTTTTAACAACGTTTCATCAAACCATTTTTGCCAGTTATAAATTGTTGAATTAGAACTTACTCCTGTAAGTTCACCGAGGTTTTTTTCTAGTTCTTTTTGGTATTCATTTCCAGCTCCTCTTAAATTAAGGATACCACCAATGCCACTGTCTCCGATAATTGAATTTGCCAGTGTTGTATTTATATTCATGATCTCGTTATATCCGGGTAGTTGAGACATCATTGACAAATTTGATTCAATTAGTTTTGCTTTTTTCAACTGATCAATACTCATTTTTAATACATCTTGCGCGAATGTTTCAAGCATATTTTCTTTTTTTAAATCTTCACCTGAGACAGTTTGAGCAAAAGTCTTTTCTAATAACGTATCAACATCTCCTTCATTGATTAAATTACCTTCCTCATCGTATTGAGGTGCTGCTATAACAATTTTTTGTTGTCCTAAAGGATCAGTAGTAATCCCAAGAACTTGATCACGATAAAGTTGTTTTTCATAATCAGTTAGTTTTTCTGTGTATTTGTAAGCTTCCGTTGTTTCTTCGGCAAGTGGAGAGTTCCCCCTAGCGCCAGCTGCTTTCCCTTGCGTTGTATAGTGCCAGTGCAAATAACTATCTTGTGTGTACCGCTTTGTGATGTCAAGATCAGGTATACTGATGCCACCTAAAGAAAGAGCTGATTGAGCTTTTTTCCATTCCTTCAGTGCGTTTGCTCCACTTGTTGTGGAAGATCCATAATAATTTGCATTAAATGCTCCAAAAGGAGGTTGGGCACCTTGTTTTTTGCCATCCCATGGACTAATTTTTGTTGTATAAGAAGCTTCAATTACATCAATACCAGCGTTCTTAATAAAATCATTTAATTCTGTTGAATCTAAAGTCTTACCAACACTGCTAACTAAAGCCGAATAGTTTCCAGAGCTTGCGTTATTAATTAAATTAACTAAAGAATCGTAAGTAGATTTTGCACCCGCACCAATGAGGTTTGGATTTGCAATGTAAGCAGATCCGCTAGCATTAAGTCCTATCTTGGCTCCAGGAAGAATTCGTGTTTCATTTTGGCCACTTTGTTCCCAGTGCTGTTGACCCCAGCCATCTGGTCCATTTACGGCAACAACTTTTCCATCCGCTTTCTGAAAGACGTTTGGAATATAACTATTTCCATACAGTTGCGAATGGCGTACTATATATTGATGGCTGTTCCAAAGAACGGTACCTAACCCATTAAAAGGAACTTCTCTATTTTCTTTTTGTCCATTGCTTTCGTAATGAGCTTTACCCCAAGCTGCTTTATCGTTGTTATAGGCTTTTCTTAAATCAGCGTTTGAGTTCCAGTAATTATCAAGATCTGATGGACCATCAGAAGGTTTCCATACAGAACTACCGCCTGTCCAGACGTAATGTTCCCAGTTTTTGTTGTTTTCCCTTGCGTTTTGAAAGTCTGTTAGTGTTCCAGCGAGTTCATGATATAGATTTTGACGCAGTGGATTAATGACACTGCGCCCTTGAGCATTAGTCGTATCTTGATTTTGTGCGTTGTATGCATCTACAAGATCCTTGTATGACCCAACGTAATCACCAAATACAGGCATTAGCACTCACCAAAAATAAAAATTGATTCTTGTTTGACCCAGCCTTCAATCCTACCAAGAGTTTCGGGAGAAAAGAAAGATTGTTTTTCAAACCAATTTTTCATATCCTCTGATCCTTTATGAGCATTGCAACGACGACAGCATGGGATTAAATTATGTCGATTAGAAGAACCAGACTTAAACCTGGGCACAATATGATCCAGGCTTGTTGCTGCTTCTCCACAATATCCGCACTTGTGGTTCCAGGCCTGATATATACTTTCTCTGAATCGTTTTTTTGCAAGTTTTGGTGTTAATTCAACTAGCAGGGCGAGGGGCTCGTGCTCGTTGCAAAACATGCTATTTAATTGCCGTTAATTCATTTTAATTTCCCCACACATTTTCTCAGACCAAGTAAAGAGATAAAATTTTAATTAAGGCTCTTGACACCCCCTTGACGCCGGATAAGGTATATGAGTAACCACTGCCACTCCAATGGCTAAGCATCCAGGCTGGGTCTCGGCCCAGCAAGCAGAAGAACTCCTGGGCATTGACCGCAAGACGCTCTTCAAGTACCGCGATGACGGCACTCTGAAGCTGGGTCCACACTTTGCTGCATTCCCTGGTACTTTCTCCAGGGACAGCTATCGCTGGAATGTTTCAGCTGTCAGGAAACACCTGCAAAAGCAGGGTATGATGCCTTCTGTTGCTTGAGCTGCCTATAGTGATTTTTGCGGAGTTTATGAGCAAGGACTAAATCAGTGATGTTGAGTTCAACATTCTGAAAAGCCATTGCTTCATAAAGGGACGAAGAAAGGGACAATAAGCAGCTCTGCAAATTGCGGGGCTGCTTTTCTTTTAGCTCAAACAAGAAAACCCACTGTGGATGAAGTGGGCGTACAAGTCGCTTTTTACCAAGAACAGATAGAGAGGTATCTGGTCCCCAGTCAATCCCACACAGCTCTTCTGGCTTTAAGCCATAAGTTGCGACCATACCATAAAGCCAGGCAACGTCTTTAGTTTTTCTGCTGGATGCTAAGCGGAAATACTCATCCACGATCCGCTGATCCAGGGGCGCTTGGTGAGTCATATCAGTATGAGCTGAGTACCCGCACCATATCGAACGATGGGGACAGCTCGCAAGGGGTAAAGGAAAGCTTAATAAGTCCCGTGAGACTTAATATAAGTATACATTATTGGTTAAGGAGTGTACTCTTTTCCATTTTTATCAAACATTGTGAAGTTTTGAATTTCAATGCGATCAGTTGCAAAGTTAAATAACCGCTGAAGCATTGGAAACATTATTGGTGATTGGCAGTTATACGGAGGAACGTCCATCTTTGATAGTGCATTTTTTGTTTGATTAAATTCTCTCAAACTTTCTTGTTCTTTCTGCGATTTAAAAACAATTTCTTGTTCCCATGCTGCCATGCTTCCTATACCCACTGGAAAATCAGATGGCTCAGAAGGAAATACTTCATCTTTAAATTTAAGTGCATAAATATGTTTGCAGTACCTAAGCTCGTCTAATAGCGGAGTCCAGGTGTCATCAATTGCTGTGATAGTAATTTGTTCAATAGAATCTTTATCTGTACTTTGTGTTATTGATGAATAATCGTTGTAGTTAGGCATGCCATCAGCGCTGGAACCAGCAACTGCAATATTAAATGTACTTCTTGTGTACGTGGAACCAAACTCTCTGTATACTCCTGGATTATCTCTTGTTGAACGTAAATCAACTACCGCACTATCTGTAACTTCATAATTTAACTCAAATCCTTCCGGCGAAAAAACTTGTAAAGATCTATTTTGATTTGCTCTTGTCATTGAATTATTGTCAAGAATGCCGTCTCGTTTTGTTAACTCAAAACGACCGGGTTTAATACTTGAAAGACCTGTGCGCGGAAACTGTTTCTTATTACTCTCACCAGCAGCAGATAAAAACGAATAATCTCGTCGAGTAAAATCTTGACAAGTACAGCTATATCTTGATCCAGTAATTAAGTATCGCCCAGGTGTAAAGCCTATGGGCGAAGGAGTAATAAAAACAGCATCTGGAGTTACCTGAACAGATCCTGCTTTCTTAAACGTTAGAACACCAGTGTTTTGGTTAATAGCAACAACAACAGCTTGCACGTAACCATAACGTTTTTGTGTAGATGGATCAATTGTATTTTTATCAATGATTTCTCCATCAACAGAAATAATACGATCTTCAAAGATCTCTGTGTTTGCTGGTTTTAAACCGTCAGGCTCTCCTGGTACGGGGATATAAAAAGGAGCCGGGAGCGGGTTGGATGTACTCCATGTACCAGCCAATTTTACATACCAATAATTTGCGTCTTCCGTAACTGATTCAATAAAAAGTTTTTGAGTACTGACTGGATCTGTTAACTTATCACAACGCACAGAACCCGCATAGCGCCATATAGCCCAATGCATTCCAAGTTCTTTACTTGTTGTCGGATATCCAATAAAAGCACCTGAGATTACAGGAGAAGGATTTCCACTTGTTGTGGAATTAGGAATTTCATATCGAAATGGATAGCTGTAATCATTATTGTGTGTTGTTGCTGTAGCTAGTTCATACCCTCTCCTCCAGCGGGACCAGGCAGATTCTCTGTTTACAGCATACAAAGAACCTCGAACTGAACCCTTGGAAAATTCTGTGGTTATAGGTTTGACCTGACGAGGGTCAAAACTACCTACATGTGTAAAATCACCAAAAGAGTTGCCACTCTTTTTGGCCATGATCAGAAGAAGCCGCCCTGAGCTGTGACGTGAGCACCAGGAGTGTAACCAGAGATGTTTGCTCCATCTGGGAACACACCAACGTAGATGCGATCACCACGCTCTAAATAAATGCCTTTGTTGCGTAATGGTGCGCTTGGCCCAAGACCATTAGTATTTCCTGCCTGGACGACAGGTGCCGCAAGTTGTGGCATTACATCAGAGCAATCAATGACTCCGCTATTTGCTGGAACAGTTTTTGCAAAAAGTAAACGGTAATCACCAGAGCCGGGGATTGGAGTGGTTGTACCACGCGTCTGGTAGAACACAAAGGTAACAGCTGGTTGATTGCCGTAAGCAACACCGTTATAAGTAAAACCGCTGGAAGTGCCGCCCGAATAAACGAGCGAAGTATTAACACCAGTAAGTGTTGAAGCGCCTGTATAGGTATAGTAACCGTAACCACTCGCAGCAGCGGTGCTTAAGACCCCAGTGGAAGCAATAAACACAATTTGACCACTGCTAAGAGATATAACAGTGCCAGAAGTTGTTGCATTAACCGTGTAATCAGGTGCTCGGTAAAAATCATTACGTGCAATTGTAATGGAATCAACTACACCTCCATTATTGTTGTCTTCACTTAATTCTGCATCCATATCCACCAGGATGGACGGAGCTTGTCCACCCTGAACGAATAAGGTGTTGGATGACGCACTACCAACCGTCTGAGTTGTGATTCGAACAGAATCAAAAAGCGGACGGTCAACCAGTAACGGCTGTTTATTTGTAGAAGTCGAAGACAATGTTCTATACCTTATTTTTTATTTATTATAATCCTGGCAATCGAGCACTGCCAGTTAATGCGGATAGATAAGGAGATACAGGTGTCAACGATTGAGCAGAAAAAACATCACGTTGCACAGGCGACATATTCTTCATTGCTAACTGCAAGACAGAATCTTGTAACCTTGGTGAATTTAAAAGCAAATCTCCAGTAAAAGCTGCAAGCAAATCCTGTGGATCAATAAGAGATTGTGCTGTTGTTTGCTGTGGTGTTTGATCTAAAGCCCCAAGCTTTTCATAAATTGCCCTGGCAGCTTGTTGACGAGCTTCTGTTTTAGGAATGCCAGCACGTTCATAGTCGGTTACGAAACGACGCGCAGCTTCTTCTGGCGATACAGCTCCACGGAGAGACTCGCCTGCTCGTTTTTCAGGACCAGCTAATTCATGGATAAGGAAATCAGCTTGTGCCTCGACACTACCTGGATCTAATCCTTTTTGTTTGGCAAAGTTAATTAAGTTTTTTTGTCTACCCGCAGTCCATTGACCTACGCCAAAACCGCCGACACCAAGAGGTGCGCCAACTTTCCCGCCTTCGTTGATACGTGGATTAAATCCAGACTCAAGTTGGAAATTACCAAGCGCACCTGCAATCTGTCCGCGAGTATAACCCGCAGCTTGCATGCGTTTAGCAATAAGAAGAGCGTTGGGATCTAATGACATGGCTGCATTAGTTTTGTTCTCCTACCCAATTTGAACTTGCCCTAAGACCGGGAACGAATACTGTTTGGAGTGCCAGAGTCGTGGCCAGGTATACAAGGGTACGTTTAACAAGATTTGGACAGAGAATCATCGGTTTAAAGCAACAACACTGGCCCCCATGAATCAAAGATTCGTGTCCAGCAGGTTGGGCTTACATGCTAAGCAATGCCAAGATTATTACTTACGTCCAGCAGCCGCCTGTTGAAGTAATTGTTTTTGATATGCCTCGATCAACTCAGGGGTAACTTCATCTCGCGTGAAGTCCATCAAAGGAGCACCTTCACCACCAATATAGTTAGGGCTCGCCGGGTTTAGGGACTGGTCGATCTGAGGAACCAGAGGGGATGGACCAAGTGTTGGCTCACCAATCTGTTGCCCTGGAGCAGAACCAGATTGGTAACCAAACGTATCACGCATTAAAGGATTAAATGCACCAACAGCACCCTTAGGTTGTGCCATTGGAGTATTACCATACTTTTGTTGCCAGATCTGCATGCCAATATCGCGTGCAGCGTTCATCTCCTCTTGAGTCTTGGCAGCAGCACGAGCTTTCTCATAACGCTGAAGCTCGGGATCTTGAGCAGTTAGCTGAGCAACACGAGCTTTTTCAGCTTCAAATGCACGTTCTGCAGCTGGAGGTAACTTAGGTGCGGCAGGCGGTTTTAATTGATCGCTTTGCAGAATACTTCCATATTGACCACCAACTTGACCAGGGGCACGCTTATAAATAAGATCTTGTCCACTCTGAGCAGGATACCAAGTTTGACCACCAACATTGATGGGCCCACTTCCAGCCGTTACCGGATTCCAGCCACCTCGAGCAATTAAACGTTCTTGTCCTTGTTGCGCTGTTGCATAAAGGCGAGGGATCTGACCAGCACCAACACCTGTTAATGCTTGAATCGCCCCCATAATTGGATTAGCTGGAAGGGCACCAGCTATACCCTTTCCTTGACGCAATTGATTAAGAACAGCTTGCTGTTCTTTAATTTGTTTTGCTCGTGCAGCAGAGCTGATAGATGCCCCTCGTTGTCCTGGCATAATTACCTCCAAACTTCATGTAAATAAAGACGAGAACCAACTGCTGTGTCGGCGGGACCAGGTAATGCCTGGATAAATTCAGCACCAGAGCGTTCGTAACGATACCTGGCTTGGAACGGATCCTTATAGTTCGGGACGTAAAGGATGTTTGCTAAACGGTTGGTTTCGTAGAGATAAATCTCATCCCAAACCTTGAGTGCCTCCTTGGCATTGCTGGAACGAATCGTACGATCCACGTCACCAGCAATACTTTCAAGGCGAGTAGAAGGTGAAGTGGCGACTTCAGTCTTCTTCTCTGCCGTATCACAACGACCAATCTGAATAATGATCTTGTCGTAGAAATACGAGTCTGGGACCGTATTCATGGCTTCTTCCAAACGAGCATAATCGCCCGCTGGCACGGAAACCGTGAAGTAGCCCAGGTGATACCGGACCCTGCTTTTGTCAAAATCAGACAGCTGCACAGTCTATTTCCGTTATGTTATCAATTATAAACGCTAGTTATCCGTAGATAATTTCATCTAGAGGGCCAGTGGAAGCCTGCATTAATAAAGAAGATGAACGCTGTGGAGACATTGCATCAGCAAGCAATGATTGCGTTAATGTTTCTTGTAATGTTTTCTTCTTTGGTTGCAGTGCATTAAGTAAAGCACCAAATAAAGAGGCAGTCTCATTTAACGTATTAACAGATCCAGGATTCTCAGAAGATACTGGCTGTGTTGCTGTTGGCATCACATCTGTTAACTTCCCTTCTGGGGTTTTGTATCGACCAGTGGCAAGCCATTCAAGCTGCTGGTCTGTCAGGTATTTCTTACCTTGGAGCGCCAGGTGCACATGTGTGTCGTGCCCTGGATCCCCAGGTCCCAAAGCCTCGTTAAATGCTCCTAACTGTTTTGCACGCCAACTTAACTCCCCTGTGCGTTGCTTCCAGGAGATAGGTTTCCCTCCTTCGTAAGCAGGAGCAACATCAGGACGCCAATCAGTAACATCAATTGCTAAACCTTTTGGATGATATCCAGTAGGAGAATGTCCCCCGCCAACACCACCAAAGGCTGGATTTTCACCTACACGTAAACCAAAACGTTGCAGGTATTTGCCAATATCAACAATTGATCTTTCGGCCATCTTATGTTTTATTTTTATTGTAAAACGGAAAAACCCCTGGTTTCCCAGGGGCTGTTAGTTATAGAAGCCTTGACTAAACGCGGACCAGGTCTGCTGCAAAAACAGCGTCCCAATCAACTCTTTTGATTTGTCGCAACTGCTCAAGATTATTAAATCTTTCACCCGATAGTGACATCTGAAGATCTTTTATCTCGCGAGCTGTCTTCAATCCGATACCCTTAATATGATCAGCGATCATTTGAGCGGTAGCTGTATTGATATTTAAACGGTTGTCAGGGGGGAAAGTGCGAGGCTCTTCCTGTGCTGCTTTATCTTTTACCTGAAGAGTTTTCACCTTCTTGGTAGCCTCTTCATCAGGCGTTAATTCAGTCTTGTAAGCAGTATAAAGGCGACCGTCCTGGTCTTCGACCATGAACCAATCGCCGTTATCCCATTCGCTTACAATCTTGACTCGTGCGCCTGTTTTTTTGTGCTGATAAAGCATTGCCGCAGTAGCTGACATAAGACCAGTGTATTACTGGTCTTAGTTTAACCTAATCAGCTAACGGTACGACCAAGAAGATACTCATCCATGTCCTCATATGCAGGAGCATCATCGGGCTGGATGTAGCACACTTCAACAAACAGATAGCCGGTGCGACCTGCAGCAGAATCTGCATCAGAGATGTAGATACCGCCGGAAGTGCTGGTATCGTTAGCAGCACCCTTGGCGAACACCTTCAGAGTTACTGCACCAGTGCTGGTGTAGTACAGGGTGCCACCAGACACACCAGCAGCGCCAGTAGCGGTGATGAAGGGGTTGGTACCAAAGGCTTGGCTGCCACCAGTGAAGAAGATCTTGGTAGCGGCGTCACCAGAGGTGGTGGAGGTCAGGTTGGCTTGGATAGGACCTTCGCCAATGCCGGAAGCAGCAGTAGGACCGCTGGAATCGCGACCGAAGGAAATCACGTTACCGGTAGCGGCATACACACCGCTAGCAGCACGGCCATCACCCCAGCCAGAACCAACGGAAATGGCGGCGCGGTACACATACACAGGACGAGCAGCTTCACCAGAGATCACCATGCCGGTGATGTCAGGGCGAGTGTCGTCTTGGCGGTAAGGGGACGGAACAATCACGTTACCGGTCACCAGAGGTGCACCAGAAGTCTGGGTCACCGCCACATAACCACGCTGCTGGAAATAACGATAACCAGGAACGGCCAGCACCGAAGTAGGGCCGCCCTTGGAAGCGTTATTAGTACCATCATCGTTGGTATCAATATTCTTGTACCAACCGTTCAGAGCTTCTACCCAGTTACCAGGGTAGATTTTTTTCGAAGATAAATAGGACATTTATTTTTCCCGTTGTTTTAAAACTAAGAATTATCAGATGCTGCCGTCATCAGACAGGAAGCTGAATGCGGTGGTCACGAAGTCCTTGTTCAAGATCTCGAAACCTGCATACAGTTGCCAAATCAGGATGATGAAGCGGCTGAAGTCGTCGTTGTTATTGATCAGCACCTGAGCGTTCGGGCCGCCGATACCAACGCCGATCGATTGAGGACCGAAGAAGTAACCTTGAGCAACTTCTTGGCTGCTGTAGGAAGGAGTATCGGTGAAGCTTGCGCTCACGTTCTTGGTCGGGAAGTTGGTCGACTCGAAGAACTTCACACCTTCGAACTGGACGCCAGTAGGCATCACGGGCTCACCGGCCAGGAAGTAACCTTGACCAGCTTGGGGACCCATGTAGAAGCTGGCGTTGTTAGGCATCATGGGGTTACCCATGTACATGCCTTGACCAGGATTACCAGCGTAGCGAGCGATCTCACGGAAGTCAGGATCACGACGCAGGTGCATCATGAAAGTAGGATCGCAGATGCAACGATACAGACCATCAGCGAAGGTCGGCACGTTGCGCTTACGCAGATCCTTCACCACTTCCAGCAGGTCGGTACGCACCTGGAACTGCTGCACTTGAGCGGCATACTCAGCGGCGGTGTAAGCAACGCGACCAGAGGAATCCTTGGTCTTGCCACCAGCGAAGTAGTAACCACCTTGGCTGCTAGAAGCGGCACCATTGGCTTCGGCTTTGGCGAGTTCATCAATGAACACGCGGTCGCGCCAACGACGATAGTCATCGAGCAGCGTCAGGCTACCGATGGACTGGTGGAACATGTTGAGGTTGCCCGTGTCCAGCAGAAGGCGCTGGGCCGTGATCAGGGTCTCACGAGCAATCTTGAAGGTCGATGGCTGGGTCGGATCGCCCGGATCAGCAGGACCAGTGTATTCCTTCAGCACAACAAGCACCTTCTCTTTGGTGATGTTGCGGCTGTTGGCGGTACCGATGGTCTGATCGGCAATACGCTCACGGCTGTCCTTAGTACCAGGGGTCCCCCAGAACTTATAGCGGTCGAGCTGCACCGTTTGGCCAGGCTGACGAGTGAAGTCGTGAACGACCACAGGCTCGACTGCCATTTCTGCGATATACGCAGGGTGGGGACGGTAAAGTTCCGCACCTAAAATCTTTGGAAAGTCGTTATCAATGAACACTTTGTTTTATCCTCCAGTGTCGCAGGAAGTGTTTTTATCGGGTGAAAGATTCAGACATTAATATGTCTTATCTAACACAAATTTTAGCAGCCGGTAATTTTATTTATTACACGTACTGCATCGTTGTTGCGTATGGAGTTACACCATATTTGGCATTTGCCGTATTGCTAGACCCAGGGGATTCTGGGTCAATGGCAATTCCTTGCTGGAATCCTGGTACACCAGCGGCACCAGGGATGGCACCGAGTGCTACACCGCCGAGACCAGCAGCAAGAGCACCAGCTGGGGCAGCGATAGCACCTAAGCCTTTCTTAAGTCCAGAATACATACCGGCTTCAGTGGCTTGAGGTAATCCTTGAATAGCACCGGCCATTCCGCCAAGCAAAGCAGCACGCTTGCTTTCCCCTGCCATCTGCGCACGCAACCTATTGATCTTTTCTGCTTCCGCAGCTTCAGCAGGGGATACCGTGCGAACAGATGTTTTGAGAGGTGGATAAATATTTTGAGATGCAGAAGTTAAATTTCGAACTGCGGCTTCTTTGCCGGTATTAACTAAACCTGCAACATCTTTTGCATATCTACCAGCCAGAGCACGTGCGCCAAGTAATCCAGCCGCTCCACCAAGGCCACCAGCTGCTGCAGCAAGTGCGGCAGATCCTGGATCTTCACCTTGAGAAAGGGCGTACCCACCCGTGGCTAAACCAGCGGCAATAGGTACACCGTATTTAAGAGGGCCACGCATGGCATCACTCCATCACAAACAGTTTGTTTGCAACAACTTGAGGCTGAGCTTGGTTCAGAAGACGCCAGGCTTGTGCCGGATCTACATCCATTTGCTGCTTGAAGCTGCCCCAGAAGTTTTCAGGCTGTTGGGGAGCAGAAGCTGCAGGGGGTGCAGGGAAGTTGCCATATGCAGCTTGAGCAGGAGCAGTGGGATAACCACGGGTCTCCAGCTGAGCTTCGTTTTCATACACAGGGTATGGACCTTCTGGACCAAAGAACTTCAGAGTGTAATCACTCAGAACATCCGGATTGGTCAGAATTTCGTTATAAGCCAGATTCTCGGTGTGCTCGTTAACAGCAAAATTGGCATAACCTTGAAGTAAATCTTGTGCTTGTTGGCCCCAGGCAACAGCACTATCGAGCATTCCTTCCAGGTTTAGAGCGTACTGGTTTAGAACCGCCGGAGCTTCCACCCCGAACGCGTCGATCACCTGACGGCTTTCCTGGCTCAGATCCAGGTAATCCGCGATTTCCGCCAAGGAAGGATTCGAGGAAGTTTGGGAATAGCTGGGCGATAAGTCCTGGTTGGTTGACCAAATCTGCGCTGCCGAGTTCAGCGTAGGCTGGGCGCTGGGAAGTCCGTAATTGGCCGGGGTATACGCTGTCGTCGGAGCTGATGGTTGCCCCTGGAACGGGGATTGAACTGGTGCGCTCAGCAGGTTCACCACTTTGTTGAACGCCGATTCCCATGGATTCCCCGCCGGTGCCTCCGGTTGGGATTGGGGGGCGTACTGAGTAGGGGCGGATTGGTAACTGATATTCGGCTGAGGTGTCGTTGCCTGGTAACCCTGGGCTGCCGCTTGGTACGCCACCGGAGCTGCTTGGTAATTGCTTGGTGCCGGTGCCACGTAGCTGCTCGGAGCCACCGCCGCTGGTACGGGGCTCGTCTGTGGGATCGATTGGACGGTAGCGTCCTGCATAACTCATCTCCTTTTGTAAGGCTTCTAAAGTTCGATACAGATATGGCGTTAAATCCAATCTTGGATCCGCAGCCATCGGAAGATCCGGTGCTTGCGGGTGAGGAGTCTGCATCATGCCCCCCACTAGTTTTGCGAATTGAGAGTATGCACCCTGCAACTCGTTCACCATCCTGAATGGGAACCCAGATAACATCTCGGCTCGTTCCTCATCCGTCTTAGACGGAAAGAGGTATTTCAGTGCTTCAATGCTATCAACACCTAATTCCTGAAGATTTCGAACAACAATGGAGTTGTTCAAAATGTCTTGCGTAGAATCTTCGTAAACAGGTCCCAACCACCTCCAGAGCATAGTGACATCACCATCTGGAATCAAACCCTGGACGCCGGGAGGTATTTGTTGTGCCTCCACACACGCCACCATAATTTGTTTGACTTGTTCGTTGTATTGCTTCAACGCATCTTCGTAGGACGCAACTTCTTCTGCTGGAGCTTCTTTGGAAGGAGAGATTGGTTTTTCAATTCTTGCGGCCTGAGCAAGACTGTCTTTAAATAACTGCTCTTCTTGATAAATAATCAATTCAAGGCAGCGGCAAATGCCGTGGGTGTAGATAGCGTTTGCTTTCTTTTTCGATGTTGCGGAAACGCGGCCAAAAAGAGATTTGTACTCAGTTGCGGTAACACCAGCAGAGATAGAAAGCTCATCAACACCACCAAGAGCAGTGCGAATCTCTTCTCGATACTGACGAGCAAAAGCATTTTGATCGCCCGTGATGGCATCTGGAACGATGTAGCCAACTCGGTCATTTGGTTCCAGGTTTGCAATGATGCGTGGCACGCGGAGCTGACCATCAACACCACGCATGATGGGATCTGCCTTGAAGCGTGACTGACTCAACGCACCAAGACCAGTGAAACCAGAGTTTGCAGCAATAGATGGACGCTGAACAGATGTATCACCACCTGCCTCCATCAGGTCACTCTTGGGACGTGAAGAGAGAAGAGTTGGATTACCAAAGAACTGAACGTTCTTACGCATGGTACGAACCATCTCATCATGAATGACGATGTGATTAGCCATACCATCAAACTCACCAACACCTTCGTTAGAGAAGCCCTTTGGATTGTTGAAGATCTCTACACAGGGAATAAAACCAAGCGTATTTTTAAACGTTTTTGTTTTACCAAGGGCTGAATAGTTAGTTGTCTCAAACGAAAGTTCACCTTCTGAATGAGTTTCTTCAATGGTGTCTGATTTGATTGCTAAACGGATGTAGCGTTTTGCACCTTGCTCAAATGCTGCGCCACCTGCTCCAAGAGTGGCGAGGTTAATACCATCTGTTGCGCCAAAGCCCTTGCGAACTTTGTAGCTGTAGATGATTACCACTTCATCCAGCTCACCATCAACGTTATAGAACGAGCGGTACTCGTGAGCACGGAAGTAGTAAAGACGATAGCTAAATTTAGTGGGACGAATGTAAAACAGCCCTTTACCATCGCAAAGGAAATATTCCCAAATTGAATCAAGCCTGGTGTCAAGCTTGTTGTACTTCAGGACCCGATCAATGAAATCTTTCCGTTGATTACCAAAGTTGTCCTGGGAAGGAAAAAATTCAACTCCTTGGCGGATACCAAAGAGTTTCATCTGGGCCACATGAGATGCAATGATGCCCGTATCAACGGTCATTGACCCATCTTTTTCAAGATAGGAATCGACCATCTCTTTGAGACGATACTTGGCATCCATTGACATGAGTTATCTCTCTTTTAGTTTTATGATAACAGATTTAAAAGCGACCCATTACGTTTCCTTGAACGCCATAACCAGGAGCTGCGTTTGGCATCCCAAGAGTACGCATAACATTCACATCAAAACCAAAGGTGGGAGTTTGATAGCCAATTCCTAACTGTCCAGTTTGATCTTGAACGTTATAATTGCCACCAAAACGAATAGATTGATTCTGATCTAAGTTAGCATTAACAGAGCCACGAAAATTTTTAACTTTTTCATTTTCAATATCAACACCAAATTTTACAGGAGGGCCCCCTTGTTGTTGCATCTCCTGCATTTGGCGTTGCATCTGCTCACTGTTCATTCCCATACCACCGCCCAAAGCTCCAGCGCCTGCCATTGCACCGACGTTTTGAGCCTGTGCGACAAGGCCACCCATATTCCCAATGGCTCCTGGGAATCCAGCAAACGGAAGTTGCGGACCTGGCCGATTTTGTTGTTCGTAGTATTTCTGCAAATCACCGGGACGACTATCCCACTCTTTTAATTTATTTAATTCTTCCTGCGACATTCCCTTGAACGGGCTGCGAGGCCCAATCTGAAAACTTGGGCTCCCAGCTAGAAAATTCCCTGGAGCACCGGGGACATTTGATTCACCAAAGTAACGCATTTTTATCTTACTTTTTTATTTATTCTACTCTTCTATTACTTCATACCCAGACGCATCATGGACTTTAGATAAAACAATCCCTTCGCCCTTAACGTCCCAATTTAAGATATCGCCTTCTTGCCAGCCCAGCTCTTCAATTACTTCATCTGGAAATGTAATATACAGTTCACCGTTTTCATCTTCTTCAACCTCAAGAATGTAGCTGTTCATTTTGACAAAAGCTTTTCCATAAGCTTATCAAGTTTATTGTTAATTTCGCGGAAATTATCGTGCATTTCTTGAATTTCCCTTAAGAAGTCAACTTTAAGAACGTACTCCATTGGCATGCGATTGATTTGATCTTCCAAAATGTCAATCCTACGTTTTTGGGAATTGGTGTAATCAAAAGCATGCTGGATCCGCTCTTGCTGTCGGTCCAGAATTTTATTGGCTACCCAAGAACCTCCTGTTACAGCCGAAACAATGGCAGTTAAACCAATTGCAAAATACTCTGGACCCACTGGACTACATGTTTTTTATTATTTTAAATTCAGTAATCAAGTTGCAAGTTTCCTTTTTTCATTAGACCATTAACAAGCCACACAAGAGCGTCAACGCAGTCATCGTGACCACTGACGCCAAAGTTAGTCAACTCCTCAAACATGGCAGTGAAATTGCGGTAACGATTAAAGATAATCTTGCGATCTTCAAACATACCCATGATGCCACGGAATCGAGCCAATTTATCGGCACGGAATCCTTTGACGGGATGCCAAAGAATGTTATACAGTCCTTCGTTATTTAAACAGATTCGTTTGAAGTCAGCCTCCAATGATGCCTGGTACTGCACGGCTTCTGACCACACGTCACACGTGGAGAACGTGGGAAAATAATTACCGTTGTCATCTTTGCCAATGATCGACCAATCATTCATCAGTTCCTTGAGAGCATCTAGTTTTTCAAGGTTGCCCATGACACGCATGCGCCGGTAATCAATGATGTGAATTCGATCTTCAATGCGTCCGCCAAGAACAAATACGGTGTAATCGTTTTTCTCTTTTGTGCCAGCAGACAGATCAACCCCAATCCCTAACGTGTCAAATTCTGTAGCAATCTCTGCTTTAACAATCAGCTCAGGCGCAAGCGATAGCTCGTTTTGCCTGATGATTTTATTCATGTACTGGAAAGAAAAAGCAATCGGTGCCTGCCGTTTCTTTTCTTTTAAATAATCCAGCGACCACATCTCGGGCCAATAAGACACTTCTTCTCCCGTTTTGGGGTTAGAATTAATTGCTGATAATACAATCTGCGACCAATTATTCTGTGCGTTAAAGGTCGTTGCGTGAATATCATCATGACGGAAGCGCGTTCCAAGACAGATGGCACGTGCGCCTTCAAACATAGTTGGAGCAATCACTGCGTTCCAGTTCTCCTGCATCTGTTTACGAATGTCAGGGTTTGCAATGTCCGCAGCAGATTTAATGGCGTCATCAATCATCACAAGGTGAGAACGCTTGGAGGTCACCGAACCTTTAAGACCTGCAGCGCAGAGTGTAAACTGCTCTTCACCAGTGGTATCAATGCCAGCGAACTTATGGTCAATGGACCAGTACTCGTTACTGGTTACGTTCTTTAAAAGACGTACGGTTGGAAAAACTTCTTGATATCGTTTGCTTTCAATGATTCGCTTGATGGTTGCTGATTTAGAGCGGGCAATGTCAACGGTATAAGAAAGATAAAGAATCTGCAATGGAAGCTTGGCAGCAGTATGGATGCCAATAGCCCAAGCGGTCAACAAACCCAACACTGTGCTTTTCGCAGATCCTCGTGGGGCAAGAAGATCAATGTTTGGACCAGCAATTTTAATTAAACAAGAACTATCTTCGTTGGTAACGAAATGACGATGCCAATCTTTGTGGTGCTCAGCGGGAGGCTTATCAGCTACATACTCGCAAAAGAATGCAAAATCTTCTCGTGCTTTCTGGAGAAGTTCTAAATTGCGTGGTTTCTTAATCTGTTGATTTTGTGCTGCAGCTTTAGCGTTACGGCGATGCGCAAGATAAAGATAAGAAGGCACAATAAATAAGCAGTTAATAAAATACTAACTTATTTTTGTTTTTTGGTTTTTTGATATTGACGCGCTTTATCTAAAGCTGCTTTTCTTTTCTCTTTATCTGTTGTTTTATCGTCACCCGTATTTTCTGATTTAAAGTGTGCCAGAATTTCCGGAGGCATCTTGTTAGACATTTTTATTTGGAAGCACCGTTTTATTGTTGAAACCAGCTAGCTGAATTTCTTGTGCACCTTGCACGTTTTGAGTGGGTTGACTAATAGAACGGCCCATTCGATTGCGTTGAATTTCTCGAACAATACCTGACAGTTTGCCCGCAAATTCAGAAGCGTCTACGTTGGCACCCATATGTTTAAAATTTATTTTTTATTCTAAATGTTTTATTCTTCTAACTGCATGCGAGCCCACACACTCATCGATGCTTCATGCAAAGGTGCCTCAATTGGATCATCTTTAAAAATAAACATGAGTTCACGAATGGCACGATCAGCACCAGCCATCAGTAATCCTTTGCGGTCTTTGGTTGAAGTGTATTGATCAATCTGTTGAATAGTTCCACGCAATTCTTTTTGCATTGATGCAATACGTGCCACGCCTGCATCACGTTTGACAATACCAGCTTCTACGTCATCACGGAGTTTCCTGATGTCTTCTCGCATCTCATCAATCTCGTACAGTAAAACTTTACGGTGATCGGGTTTGGGATAATGTTTGTTTACCCAAAGATCACATGCTGTAATACTGCCACGGTAGTCAAGAAACCGTGCGTAAAGAAAACATTCAATGACTGAATAATTTTCAGAGCAAAAAGAAGTAAAAGATTCCTGGGAAGCGGCGTCTAAATTATCAACCCAGGTATCAAAAACCTCAATATCGATAAGCTCGTTGGGCCTGGCGGTAATCTCGTGCTTCGTCACTTTCGGCAAAACGCTGGGCTTGTTCTGCGCCTGCACGTTGCTCTTGTGCGCCTCGACTGATGGTTTCACGTTCTTGTGCACCAGATTCCTTCATTTTTTGTATGGTAGAACCAACGGAAACGTCCTGGAAGAGTTTCACGGCAGATGCAGCTTTACGTGCTTTATCTTCATCGAACAAAAATCCATACGGATCAGAATCTAATTCTGTTCCTGTTCCAAGAAAATCAACTGCCATTGTTACACCGTTTCTTTATCTTGTGTTGGTTCTTTTTTGTCTTCTTCCCCGAAGGGAGATTTTTCTTTTACCTTTTGTTTTTCTACTCGATCTCTGGCGTAACGATAAGCTAACTCTGCAGCCTGCTTGTAGCGATTCAAGTCTGATTGAATGCTAGATTGATTTTGCTGGGCTGCAAATTTAGGATTCATTACAAAAGAATCAGAAGTTGCTCATCATAGAAGCCAGACCCTGGCTCATGATGTCACGACGACCTTCAACACTCTTCTGACGTTGTTGACGCATTTTAGAACCCTCTAGGCGTCCCAGGAGGTCTTCGAATTCAGTGATGTTAAAAGACTTGGCACCGTATTCGCCTTCAGCAGCCTGTTTTTTGAGGGCAGTTGCAGTTGCAGCATCAATTTCGCCCCTTGCAAGAGCACTATTGATACCTGCAATTGTCTCGGAGTAAGTCATAAATAGCTTTCAGAACTAACTTTAAGTATTTTAACGCAAATTATTCTAAAAACTAAACGCGCTAATCAATGCGTTTCGATAACCAGACCTTTCTCCAATTAATGCAATATCTTTTTGGCCTTTTTGACGTGTTTCTTCTTGTTTAACACCAAATTCTCCTCCAATTGTCGCAACGTCTTTTGCCGTTTGGCCACGGATACCTTCTACTTCTTTTAAACCAGCGTTAACAATTGCTTGCAAATCAAGATTGTTTCGTCCTTGGAGTTCAGTTACTTTGACCGCTTTAGCGTAGTCTTGATCAGCAATATATCTTTTAGCTTCTAAATCACGATCAGCCATATACCTGTTTGCGTCTGCTCCAACTTGAGCGACTTGAACGCTATAACCCCCTTGGATATTAGCCACATTAGACGCGGTAACACCACGGATTTGTTCAATTTCTTTTGAAATACTTCCGTCTAGCTGTCTTATGGTCATTTCAGCCAAAAGGTTATACTCGGGTATAGAGTAACTACCTGCTGGAATACCCTGGCCACCCACTGCGCTTATATAAGGCACCTGTGATGCAGAGGGGACTACTGAAGAAACCTGAGGAGTTAAGCTTTTTTGATACGCCTGCCTAGTTCCGGAATCAACACTAATATTTGGTGACTCTTTTGCGTAGTCAAAAGCTCTTTGAGCCGCTGCTGCGCCAAATTGGTTTACAAGTTTATTGTACTCTCCAGCGCCAAGGTTGGCCCCAACGTTTTTTAACGCTTGTATTGCTCCAGTGCCGGCCATTTTGGGATACTTTTTATTTTATGATTCTACTGCGTGTTAAGTTAAACCACCTAGCATCTGAGCGTACTCAGAAACACTCATACCCCCAGAAGAATTTGAATTTGTTGACGCTGGAGTAACAGATAACAGTGTCTTTAAGGCTCCAGAAACTTTTTCAGGATTAAAGACTACTTCTTTACTCTTATATTCAGGACTGGACAAGAGCGTCTCACCAAGGAACGCCTGGAAGTCTGCGCCTTTCGTGATACCTAAACCTTGCGCTGCGCTTACGTAATTTTTAAACTCTTGCTCTCCAATAGGACGACCAAGTAGCTGATCAAAGGCTAAGGCCGCTGCTGGTTTATAGCGGTCATAGTTTGCAGCTGATGCAAACCCCATGGGAGTACTGCCTAAAATGTCAGCTTGCTTATAAGCTTGTCTTGGTTTTACACCTGCGGAACGTGCAAGATCTAGATATGCGTAACGAGCTTCTGAAGGATCAAAAGAGCCTCTGTTGACTTGATTTAAAAAAGATTCAAATATGTAGGGTAAATCTTTGCGAGTTGCTTTTGTTTGTTTAAATACATCAGCAATCTCTCCACGTGTAATATCTTTAAAACTCCTTGGAACAATACGGCCGTATTTGTTAATCTGACCACCAAAATTACTACTTAAAGCATCGACTTTTTCAGTCAATTCTTTGATTGGATCAGTTGATCCATATCCATATCCATAACTGTATTGCGAAGCAGCATTATCCATTTTAATTACGCGTTAAGTTAAATAAAGTTTACTTTAAACAAACCTATTGAGAGGATCCAGGCCAAAGGAGCCTCCTGATTGTTGCTGCTTAAGCGCTGCCATTTCTTGAGCAAGTTGCAATCGCTGTTGTGCCATTGCATCGGGACTAAATGCCATAGCACCTGCCATCTTGGCGTCTTCAAAAGCTTTAGCTCGATCCAGGGGACCACCAACAAATAAATCGTGCTTCTTAGCCAAGGACTCCGCACCGAACCCGAGAAAAGGGGCTTCACGAGCAGCTGATTGAACAGCTTTAGCCTGAGCTTCTGAAGCAGCCGATGCTTTATCTGCAGCTTTTTTAGAGCCAGCAGCACCAAGGCCGCCACTGAGTGCGCTACTTCCTGCGCTAATTGCTAGAGCTGTTCCCGGATCCATACCCGTCCTTGGTAAAAAACTATTTGTAGTAGGTGCCAGATAACTGGTAGTCGGTACAGTACCTATTCCTGCCATTATTCTACCGCCAGGTTACGAAAGTAAACGCTTACCAGCGAATGGATTGCTTTGATAAACACCTGCAAGCAATGCTGGGGTATTTGCTTTAATTTGAAGAGCTGCAGCTGGATAAGATAAACGTGCAATAGATTCAAAGCCTTGCAGGATTTGACCAGGAATTGCACCAATCATTTTCATTTTAAATGCGTCTTGTGCTTCTTCTTTCCGTTGCTGCTTCATAAGTTCTACAGCTTTTAATTCACGGTCATAAGCCCGTTCATCTCTCATATCAAGATGACCAAATAAAGCTGCGGTATTCGGATCAATACCAGAAATAGTAGTGTAATTAAAGCCGCCTGTATAACCAGGGGTCATTTGAGATGGTCCGGAAGATACTAAAGTACCAAATGCGTCAGAAGAAGCGGCACCAAGTGGGTTGCCCGCTAAACGGAAACCAGCATATGAAATATCAGACATAATTAACCAATCCCAATAGAAGGTGCAGCAAGGGCTGTGACGTATGGGTTAGTAGCAATTGCTTGACGCATGAAAGCACCACGCTCACGTTGTGCTTCAATTGTTTGGTTAATTGCACCGCCAAGAATCATCTGCTGTTGATAAGCATTGTTTTGAGAATTAATCAATGCTTGAGCGCGGGTCAAGTCTGCATTCTGTTCTGCTTGCAGAATGGAGAAACCTGCCTGACGTGCACGCAGATCCTCATCGTTTAGTTTCTTGGTCAGATCAATCGTGGCACTAACGCGTGTCTGAAGAGCATTACGTTCTTGAGTCAGACCCAGCTCGCTTAACTGCTGCATGTACTTCATCTGTTGTGCAGAAGCATTCAGGGGCAGATCACCGAAAGGAGTTGGGATACTCACTGCTTGAGGAGTTTTCTCCAGGGCAGCTTTAGTTCCGCCAACTAAGGCACCACCTGCCATTGCACCAATGGTTGTGCCTACCGCACTACCGATAGGTCCAAGTGGAGCGCCAAGAACACCGCCAATGACGGCACCAGCAGAACTACCGGCGGCACCAGCAAGATCACCCTGCATCAAGGCAGGTACACCAGCAAGAACAGCACCACCACCAACAATGGCACGTTTAGGAATATTTTTAGCAACACCTAAAACTGCTTCGCCAGCAGAAGAAGCCACTTCACCAAGTTTTGCAAGTTTTGCTTTTGCAAATTCATTACCTGCAGCAGCTTGTTTTTTAAGCTGCTCAATTAAAGCTCGCTCAGCAAGAGCATTTGCTCCTGCAGTTGGATTGGTATATAAAGGACTAGATAATGGTTGGGTTGGCGTAGACCAAGGATCTGGATATGCCATTATTAAAACGCTTTTATATTTTAGATTCTATCAGTACCCAACACTCCGTACTCAGCCGTTGTTGGTAAAGAAGGACGATTGCCGGCAGCAATAATTTCGTTAATTACATTACCCGTCAAGATGCCGCCAAGGGATCCAGCGAGGCCTGCGAGGCCAAGGCGTGATGCTCTTGGTTGCTTACTTGCGCGAGAAGCTACGGCCAGCGCAGCAGAGCCGCCTGCAACACCCAATGCAGATGGGATTGTTATCGGATAACCAAGTAAACGTGCCTCTGGTACACCTTGTAAGTTTTCTGATGTTGCTTTTGCTACACCAAGGAATCCACGATCTTGGTAATAGCTACGCAAGAAATTACCATAACGTTCTGGCGTTAAATCGGGGATATCTTTTTTAGCTTCTTCGTACGCAAGTGGACGACCTGTGCGCCCCAAGAAGAAACGCTCAAATGCTTCCTGTACAGGTTGTTCAGTTTCACGACGATCTTCTGAGCCGACTGCTGCATACGTTTGGGCAAAACCTTCTGGCCTACCCATCTCACTAATATTTAATAGATCATATGCTCCAGATGCCGCAGCAGCTGGTGCTAACGCTGCAGTCATAACTAAGCCAGTTTTAAGTGGTCCTAATTTTGTTGCTGTTTCTTTTCCTAATGCTGCACTTCCGACCATATCTGCAATGGCATTTGGATGATTTGCACGCCACCAAAGTGTACGGGTTCCATCGTTTGTTAAGTCAGTTACAACACGTGCTGCGTATGCACCAAGAAATTGAACGGGGGTACCACGCATGGTGATACCTTCTTGAGCAATACCCTTTTTAAAACCTGGATCACCAACAGAAAGAGTCTTGGTGTCGTACTTTCTTTGTCGCTGTTCTGTTGTTTTAAATCCCTTGATAAAATCAGAAGCAAAACTCATTACATTAACCTCACACCTGCTTGATCTAAGGCTTGTTGCGCTCTTGCTGGAACAGGTAGCGCATACTGTGGTTGCGTCAAAGGATTAATGTATTGATTTAAGAATTCAATTCCTGCCGTTTGAAATTGTGTCCCAGGAGCTACAGCCTGTGGAACTTGAAGCTCATTAATAATTTGACGTTGCAACATCTGGTGATACAACGTTTGGTCTTGTGAACTAATCGTTGGTTCAACTGGCATGCCAGGCATTAAACCTGCGGATAGTCCAGCAGATAAAACAGAGCCACCTAAGTTTGCTATTGTTTCAACTCTTGAATACTCAGGAGCTGGAGTGTATTTGCCGTCTGGCGTACGAATAAAATTAGTGGTTGATTGTTTGGGTGGGCGCAATTTTCTGGCAAGTGCAGTTAATGGGTATGTAACGCCAAAATCAATCAATGCAGAACCAATACCGACGCCAGGGCCACCAGCAAGCGCACCAAAAGCACCGGCCATCGCGCTACCGGTTCCAACATTGGCAGCAATATCTTTATTCTTAGCAAAAAACTTGCCTAGCCCAGCTAATCTCACTTCATTGGCTTCGACTTAATTTAATTGTACAAGAGGTTATTATTTTTTCTTCTCTTCTTCTTTAAGGTTTGAATTTGAAGCTCCTGGAGGTGCTCCGAGACTACCTGTATTTTTTGATAATAATTGAGAAACCGATGCCTTACCAGTAGCTTCTGAATCAACTTGTTGTTGGGCTGCTGCCATCAGGAAGCCACGGGGATCAGGATCTGATGCACGAGGCATTGGATTTTTAATTTTTTTATCTGCAGAAATAGTTGGACTAAGCCTATAAGTTTCTGGCCATAGTTGATTAAAACCTGGTTGAGTCTCTGGACGTTGGGTTGTTAGAGCTCTACCATTTACAAAATCGTACTCAGTAGTACGATTAAAATTTGGCATGCCAGCAAAAACTTGGTATTGTTCTGCGGTTTCACCAATAAAATTAAGGCCTGGGTTTAATGACAACTTACGTGTCATCATTTTACGCAGCAAGTCAGATTGCGTAAAACGAGATGGGTTCCATGGGTATTGTCCCAAAGAAGCCGATGATTGGAACAGCTCGTCAAAATTAAGCTGTTTCTTTTTTACAAAAGGTTCTTTTGCGTAATCAATATATCGGCCTAGATCCAGGCGTGCATCTTTAGCCATTAATCTTCAGTTTTTTTCTTCTTATGTAATCCTACCAATGTTTGACGAAGCCGTGCTTGTTTCACCGTTTTTTCATCGTACTCATCAGGATTAGATAAAACGTTTTCTTGAAGTTGTGCAGATGTAATTCCTTTACGTTTGGCTTTGGCAGTGAAGGCACCTTCCTTCATTTGCATGCCTTGAATCCACTTTTTGTCTTTCTTTTTTTCTTCAGCCATGATTAGCGATTACGACGTTTACCAGCGCGACGACCCGCTTGAGCCATCAACTGTTGTGTGACCACTTCCAAATTAGAAGGAAGTGTTTCAGAAGAGAAGCGAGTTTCTTTAGGTTCAATTTTAGCAATCTGTTCCCTTAAAGCTTGCAATTCAGCCCCAGGACCTGTGGTGGCAGGAGAAAGACGTTGTTGTAATTCCCCTGGGCGACGAGGCATTAAAACACCAACGTTTGCAACACCAAGAGCTTCGTCGCCAAAGTCTTTCATCTGCTCGAAGTCAGTTTCACCTTCTCCCATGCGAGCCCAAGATTCCATGCTCTTAGGAGACTCACGAATGTCTAGGGATGGCGGACCAACATACTTACGAGTTAAAGCGGGTTCAACAACAGAGCCACCTGCAAAACCAAGTTGCTGTGCTTCTTCCCTGGAGAGAGGATAAACATCACCTGTTTTTTGGTTAACCGTTACAAAAGACTTGCGTGACGGACGGCTACCAGGGCGACCGATCACCCCTTCAATAAAATCAAATGCAGTTGGAGAATCTAAGACGGGTAAAGTAATTCCCTTTTGTTCTGCCAGCATGCGATTAGCAAGTGAACCAAGTTCCGCATAGTCAGTAGCACCAGTTGCAAAGCGCAGTCCATTCAAGAAACCAGCAAGTTCAGTTCGTTTGACTTGACCGGTTGCACTGACTGTTTCTCCTGTTTTGGCATCAAGAACTTGAAGCGGTGCTTGCACAATTGTCTCAGCAGCTTCGTATACGTCATTGGTAAATTTGCCATATTTACCTTCTCGTTCAATTTGACCAACCGGTGGAGCACCTTGTTTTAATGGACGCTTAACAGCCATCGGTTGAGTAGTAATGTACTCAAGTTGCTGGCCAGGAGAAACATACAGCTCAGCACCATTGACATCTTTGGCAACACCAATTTCGTTTAATTGACTTAAATCGGTGATACCAAACTCACCAAGGTTTCCATTTTCATCAACAACCTGGGTTTTGTTGACAAGTATTTTTGTACCAGCTTTAGTTGTATGTGGCGCATAGTACAAGTTGTAAACAGGTTCTTTAGCTGGAGGTTCAGCGACGCCACCAACTAAACGTCCTTTTTGAGATCCACGACCAAACTCGGGTGTCACATCAGGTTGTGCTTTCTGGCTTTGATTAAGCGCAGTTTGAAAATAAGAGGTTTCTTGTGCGTCAGCAATAAATTGATCTGCGGTATAAGGACCAACAATCTTTTGATGTGCTCGTACCAAGGCTCGGCCTGTTGCTTTGTATTGTTCAGCATCCAAACGATTTGCAATAGTTGGATTTGCTTCTGCAACAGCAATGGCTCTGTTTTTATCAACTAAAAACGGAACATCCAAATTCATCTGTTCACCGCGTTCAATTGCGTCTACTGTTTCTTTTGGAAGTACATCGCGATATAAAACGGTTTCGGTTGTTTTGACCAGATTGCCTTCTTCATTGCGTGTTTCAACATTACGCAGACGCACTGGCATGTCTAAGTCATAAGAATCAACCAGACGATTCCTGCGCGCTGGACGAGTAATGCTGGATTGACCGCCGGCGA